GCACGCTCAAAATCCCAATGCGCGCTGTCATCTCCATCATTACAGTGGATTCCACAAAATGGAAATCACTGTAACGCTGGACGGCTACGGCGCCGGCTCCGGCTACGGCGACGGCTCCGGCTACGGCGCCGGCTACGGCGACGGCGCCGGCTACGGCTACGGCTACGGCTACGGCTACGGCGACGGCTACGGCTACGGCTCCGGCGCCGGCTCCGGCTACGGCTACGGCTACGGCTACGGCTACGGCGACGGCTACGGCGACGGCGCCGGCTACGGCTCCGGCTACGGCTACGGCTACGGCGACGGCTACGGCGACGGCGCCGGCTACGGCTACGGCGACGGCTACGGCTCCAACTGAACACTATTCATCCACCACGCAAACACAGGAGAATCACCATGGCAACAGCAAAGAAGTCGCTCGATATGGGCGCACTGCAGGACAACGCGGAGAAGGCGGCGCGCGAATACAAGGCCGCTAAAACGGCCTATCAGCGCGCATTCGACGCCTTCACCCGCGCCGAAGAGAATCACGAAGTCGCGCAGAAGTCGCTGAAGGCTGGCGCTGGTCAATTGCTCGTTCAGACGAAGGTGATCTGATGGCTACCGTCAAAGCGTTCATCCATGCCAAGCTTGAACCGCACTTCACACTGGTCGGCGGTAGCGAGCAGCGAGTCGGCTATTCTATTTTCTCGTTCGACATGACCAAAAGCGGTTACACCGTGGTCAAGGAAATCGAGGTCGAATTCGACGAGCCGGATTACAAAGACGTGGTCGCTGGCACTGTTCAGGCGATGCGCGAAAAGCAAGCGGAATTGCGCGACGAAGTCAACACGAAAGTGGCGAACATCGAAGAGCAGATTCAGCGCTTGCTGTGCATCGAAAATCACTTTCAGAACGAGGCGTAACCATGGCACTCTCACCCAAAGACCTAGCAATCCGCTCGACAGCGCTGTGGAGCACCGAAGCGGCCGCATGCCTTGGCCTGTCGAAGTACGGCACGCCGGTATCGGTCTGGATGGAGAAGGTCGGCCAGCGCGCCGAGGCTGACTCTGACGATGTCGACGAGGAAGACGCCGCCGCTGAGGAAGTCACGCAAACCGAGGCGATGTATTGGGGTCTCGCTTTGCAACCGGCCATTGCACGGCGATACAGCGAAATAACGGGCGAGCCACTCGACAGCCTAGAAGGCGTGACGATCTTCTCCGACGAGCATCCGTGGATGGCATCCCATTTTGATTATCGCCTGTCAAATAACCGTCGAAAGCTGGTCGAATGCAAGTCTTTCTATCCTTCTAGGAGAATAGAGTTCGGCGACGAAGGCAGCGACGACGTGCCGATGGACTGCCTTGTTCAGTGCTTGCACGAGGGCTACATCGCGAAAGCCGATGTCGTGGATCTGGCCGTTCTGTTCGGCGGTCAGAAGTTCGAGATTTTCACAGTGCCGGTGCGTCAGGATGCCGTCGATATGCTGATCGACAAGCTTCATGCGTTTTGGCAGCACGTCGAGAAGCGCGAGCCGCCGACGCCGCAAACCGACGAGGAAGTCAAGGCGTTGTGGCAACGTGACAACGGGCGGGAAGTCATCGCCACGCCGGAAGTCGAGCGGGCCTGCGCGCAGTTGGCGCAGATCAAGGAAAACCTGAAGGCCGGCAAAGAGGCCAAGGAATCCCTTGACGTGCTCATCAAGAACGCCATCGGCGAAGCCGCAGCACTCCGCAGCGCCGACCGTTCGCGCATCCTGGCGACGTGGAAGAACTCGAAAGACAAGTTGTCGTTCAACAAGACGCAGTTCGCGATCGACAACCCGTCGCTGTACGAGCGCTACACGTCGATGGCTCCGGGTTCGCGTCGGTTTTTGCTGAAGTGAGGATGGGATGACCCTATACGACGACTTGGGAGTGCCGAAAACCGCCGATACGCCGACGATCAAGAAAGCGTATCGGCGCAAGGCGCAGAAAGCGCACCCGGACAAGGGCGGCGACAAGGCGAAGTTCTACGCCATCCAGCGCGCCTACGATGTCCTGGGCGACGAAATGCGCCGCAAGAAGTATGACGAGACGGGCGACGAGTCGGACCCGCAACCTGTCGAGCTTCAGGCGATGGGCATCTTGGCAAGCCTGCTGCTGCAACTAGTCGAAAAGATCGATGTCGAGCACCAAAACCTGATTGACATTGCGCGGCAAGAGATAGCCAACAACATCTCGAACATCAAGCGCGAAGTCAACAATGTCAAGGAGTCGATCAAGAAGCGCGAGAAGGCTATCAAGCGGATTTCGACAAAGGACGAGAAGAACATCGTTCGGCAGATTCTTCAGAACAACATTGCGGACCATAACCGGCATCTTTACGACATGCAAAACCAGATCGAAACGCTTCAAGCGTGCGAAGTGCTGTTGAATGGCTACAGCTACAAGGCCGATCCGAGCATGCAGCGCGGGCCGAGCATCAGCAGTATGTCGATTTTCGAGGCGATGAGTCGTCAAGCCGGTTGGCAAACGAGGAAATATTAAATGGAAATCCGAGAAGAACAACCCCCGAAGCAACGGCGCGGAACGCTCCAATTCCCGGAACTGCGCGACCTGAAGTCGGGGCAGGTTGCGGTCTACGATCTGGCCTATGCGACGAAGGTTCGGGCTTCCGTGGCGTACCTGCGCCGGTATGACGGGCTGGACCTGAAGACGACGACGGTCCCGGAAGCGAACGAAATCAAGGTATGGCTCAATCCTACAACTGAGAAGGAAGAATGATGTTCGAATGGTTCAAAAAATTGCGAAAAATTGTTCGCAACTACGATTCGGAAAATGCTGGTCTGCATGCTCGTATGAAGGGGGCGGAAAATGCAATAAAAGCCGCTACCGTGATTGACGTTGACGTCGGATTCAGCAATCGTCGAATGGAGAACAACATCATCGTTTCCGGAGTGTACCGGGGAAAAGCGCACATCGACATATTCACCGTTCACACGGACGATTTCAAACGATTGGTCGAGATTTTGAAGGATATGGAGAGATACGGAAACGTTCGACGTATCGATGCACCACAAACAGTTAAAGCAACTTTTGAGCGCGAATTTAGAAATATCTAACGAGGAAAAATCATGTTCAACGACGACGAAACCACGACCGAGAGGGTCGAAAACCCGTTCGGCACCAACCAAATGGCGCAGCGTGTCTCCGGAGCGCTGGCCGATGCCCAATCGAGCGGGGCCGTTGCTGAGATTCAAGGCATGATGATCTTGGCAAAGCGATTCCCGCGCGACGAGAAAGCATCGGTCGACAAGATACTGATGGCTTGCACGCGCCCGTCGCTGGCCGAAAAGGCGACTTACCAATACGCCCGTGGCGGCACCGACATTACTGGCCCAAGCATCCGCCTGGCCGAGACTATCGCGCAGAAGTGGGGCAATATAAAATTCGGCGTCGTCGAGATGTCGCGCAGCCAAGGGCAATCCGAAATGCAAGCCTACGCGTTCGACATGGAGACGCTGACCTTCGCCGAGCGCAAGTTCATCGTGCGTCACATTCGCGACAAGAAGGGCGGCGGCGTGGCCCTGTCGGATGAGCGCGACATCTACGAGTTGTCGGCCAACATGGGCGCTCGCCGGTTGCGCGCTTGCATCTTGGAATTGATACCGGGCGACGTGGTGGAGATGGCCGTAAAGCAGTGCGATACGACCTTGCGCACCAACATCGAAATCACGCCGGAATACCTGAAGCAAATGCTGGTGGGCTTCCTGAAGTACGGCGTTTCCAAGCAGCAAATCGAAAAGCGCATCCAGCGCACAATCGATTCGATTACGCCGGCGCAAATCGTGAATCTAGGCAACGTCTTCAATTCGTTGCGTGACGGCATGTCAGAGCCGGTGGATTGGTTCGAGCCGGAAGCCGAGACAGGCATCGACAAGATGATGAAGGCAACCGAAAAGCGGGCCGCCGCCGCGTCAAAACCGGCCGACGTGAAGGAAGATAGCGGCAAGGTCGAGAACGCAGCGCCTGCGGGCGATACGCAAGGCGGTGGGGATTCCGTGACGCTTTCCGATGTCACGCAAAAGCTGATTAAGGCATTCCGGCGCGCGACTGATATAGACGTGCTCCAAGCCGACGCAACGCTGATCGAAACGCTGCCGCCCGAAGAACAGGAAGACGCGCGCGCGGTCTACATCGAGCGGCTTGAAGCGCTGGGGGTGAAATGATGGGAACCATTACCAAACAAATCGCCGATGACGTTATTGCCGGTAAGTACGAATGCGACCGTCCTACTAAGATCATCAAATACACCAACGCATGGGGCGGCGAGGCTTTCGGCCTCGTGTGCGCCCATGAGGATCAAGACAGGTATCGGCCAACCGAATACGTCATTAACCCCACCGTGTATTGGGTGCATCCATGACCAACTTCGTTGAATGCGACGAGTGCAAGGGGCTGGGGCGGAAGTGCGTCGAGAAAACGTCTTTCGTCGGGACAATGAAAACGGGAAAGCTTGAAACCGTCAACTGCGACCACTGCCACGGCACCGGCCATGTGGAAATCAAGGAAACGCCGCACATCCAAGAGCGGCCCAAGCGCGTGAGGGATTGGTAATGGACAACTTCAAACTGCTCGGCACCGTCGAGGCCAAGTTCGACATCCCGCCCGAGCTTTGGGCGCAGGAGACTTGGCGCCAGGAGGCCGAGGGCAGCGCGCACGGGGATACGGAGACGATATTCCTGCGCATGTGCCGACCTCGGACCGCTTGGGCGGTGTTCAACGATCTGCAGGCGTTTTTGACCGAGTATTCGCCACGGTTCGCCGATGCGTGCGCCTCAGTTTTGGCGCACACGATTATCGATTTCCCGAAGTCCAACGTCGTCGAAATTGGCCGTATCATGCTCGTCAAGCTCCGTGCCGGCGGCCAGATCCAACCGCACATCGACCAAGGAAAGTACGCCGACTACTATGACCGAATGCACTACGTCATCGGCGGGGAGTGCGATTTCACCTGCGGCGAAGAGACCGTGCACATGCGCCAAGGCGAGGCTTGGTGGTTCAATCACCGGCTGATGCACTCCGTCGTCAACAACGGCGCGGAAGACCGCGTACACCTGATTATCGACTATCGGAGGGCGGCGTGAATATCCTCGCGCTTGATCCTGGAACCACGCAGACCGGATGGGCAATCGTCGCCGACGACATGCGTGTGATTCAACACGGCATCGAAAAAAATTCAGAAATACTCGAAATCATTCGAAATTTCGAAACATACGCAGACGGTAAAATCGCTACCGAGATGATTGCCAGCTACGGCATGCCAGTCGGGCGCGAAGTCTTCGAAACCTGCATCTGGATCGGACGGTTCATCCAGGCATGGCGCGCGCCGGAAGAGGTCATCATCATCTACCGCAGGGAAGTGAAGATGCACCTGTGCGGAACGACACGCGCCAAGGATACCAACGTGCGACAGGCGATAATCGACCTGTACGAGCCGACCGGCGGCGGCGCAACTCCGCAGATCGGAACAAGCAAGCAACCAGGCCCGCTCTACGGCGTCTCGTCGCACGTCTGGCCGGCAATCGGCGTCGGCATCGTTGCGCACCATCAGAGCGGAAAATTGAAGCTGCCTGACACGCTTCCGCTTTATCAGACCAACGGCGAAGAGAAGGCAGCACCTTTTTAGGAGAAGAACGTGAGCAACAATAATGCAGTAGTCATCCAGTATCTGGAAACGCTGCGCGGAATTTGTTCTCTGCTGGAGAAAATCAGTTACGACGAAACGGGAACGTGCGTGGACGATGTAATTGAAGCCCTCAAGCAATCGCTCGCACAGCCGCAAGCGCCGGTTGTGCCGGAAGGCGAGTATCTGTGCCCAAACTGTGTAACGCCGTGGAAGTGCAACGGGCCTCATATTCCCGAGCCAGCGCAACGGGATGAGAGGGCTGAATACGAACGCCATATGTCGCTGATAAATCCGTGCAAAGACGTGTTTGACGAGCATCAGTGCGAACGGATAATGCAATTGACATGGTGCACTTGGCAAGCCTGTGCCGCATCAAGGAGCAAGCCATGAACGACCAACAGAAGATTGAAGCGTTGCGCGATGCATTGGACGATTTGATTGATGCCTATGATGCGCACGATGGAAGTGCGTATTGTCAGCACGGCGTAGACGATGCGATTGTACTTTCTGGAAGGGCAGTTCTCGTGGCCACCGCCACCCCTCCCGCTCCAGCCGATGGGGGTAGGCTGGATGCGGAGAAAGAATTTGACCGTTGGGCGGCTTTAGTGAACATCTGTCAGGACGTATGGGATGAGCGTCAGTGTGACCAAATAAGGCATATCGCACGGTGCGCATGGAACGCCGCCATCGCCATGCAATCCAGCGGCAAGGAGGGGGTGTGATGCTGAGATTTATAGTCGAATGCCATGAATTTGATTTCAACACGGGCATGGAGCGTAAAGACATTGTGACGCTAGACCATACGATGCCAAAACTTGAGGCCATGTTAAAGAAAGGCGGCCAAGGTCCATCTGGTTTTGAATCATGGCGGCTACTTGGAGTTGAAATATTGGAGGTGAAAAGTGAACAAGGATGAACTGCCGGAGTTGCCTGTTGCTGAGGCATGGAGAGTAAAAGGCCACTACACGGAAATTTTCGTTGACTTTGGAGAAGCCAACAAATACGCGCTTGCAATAGGCGCAAAAGTAGAGCCGCTAATAGTAAGAGATGAATGCCGAGAATACGCCCTTGCCACCATGCAAGCGGGGGAGCCGGTTGCCTATATGTGGATTGAAGGCGGCAAGCGTCTGAATGGAAGTGAATACGAAGCATGGCAAGAAACCGTATTCTCGCTCGAAAAGCCAGATGGCGAGCCATACTGCCTGACTTCACTATTCGCCCGCCCCCAAGCCACCAGCGAGGCCGAGGCAATGCTGGCGTATGCAGCAGAGAATGGGTGGCCTATGAGCATCGGCTATGGTGACGGAAAACCCTTGCGATGGGTATACCCAGGTCAAAGTATCGAAGGTTACGCCACGCCTCAAGACGCAATCCGCGCAGCGATGAAAGGGGCGGGATCGTGATGCTCAGAACAGAAGGCGATTTTGTGCGAGCTGTGGATATGGCGAGGGATTTGACCAATCTTGTCATGCAATATTTGGCGCTGTGGCACAAGCACGCAAACGGCGTGAATGGGCTTGAAGCTCCATCAGGTCGGTATCGGATTGTGTTCCTTGCTCCGAGTAAGTCTGACGAAATCCATTTTGAAATTTTGTTGGCGGAAACGATAAGTCGTGAGGAACCTGTCTACTATGACTCAGATAGTGATTACTTCTCTGAGTCATGGGGCGCTAGCAATATCAGTGGCTACACGACATCGTTCAGTACTGATATTGTGCAACGCTGCGTGAAGATGCCTATAGCTGCGCTGATGCAATCGCCGGAACAAATGGAGCGTTCAGTGATTGAGATAGCAGCAAAGGACAAGGTCGCCAAAGCAGAAGCGACAAGGCTGGCGAAAGTAGCCGCCTTGGAAAAAGAACTCAAGGAGCTGCAAAAATCATGATCGACACCAAACAGTTGGAAGAGTTGAAGGCCAAGGCGAGAGCGGCATGAACGACGAAGCGCCAGAGCAACTCGAACTCCCGGAGAAATGGAAGATACCTTCCGCTTGGGCATCGTGGGCGATGGAGGAACGCAAAGGATGGACGCTCGCGCACGTCAAGAAGTCGGCCAAACGCTTCCACGAATACCACCGGCTCAAGCACAGCACGCGCTCTAACGTGGACGAATGGGAACTCGCCTTCAGGAGTTGGATTCGGAAGGAGCGGGATATAGGACCGCAGCAGGAAGACGGTAAGCAGCACCAGGGTGCGTTGTGCGCCGCGCCGAACTGTACGGCGTTAGGATCAATGGCACATCAGGGCGCCGGGCCTTGGTATTGCAGCGAGCATTTTTCTTTTTCTCACACCGAAAGGGCTTAAATCATGTTTCACTTGAAAGAACAGAAAGCAAAACTCAACCACGTCAACGGGCACCCGCCTGATCCGAAGACGGCTGCCGAGTTGTTCGACAAATGACCATCCAAGAAGCCCGTATTGAACGCAAGCTCGCCAAATTACGCGGGCGGGACTTGCGTGCGGATACTGAACGTTGGGTGAAGCGATGCTGTTGGCGAACTGCGGATGATCGAAAGAGGATGCAGGAGATGTATTCGATTACTTTGCGCAATGCGTTGCCGGGTCTGGTGCGTAACCTCTACAACCAAAACCCACTTCTATCCCGTCTTATAGGTCGGGAATGATGTTTTCCAGCATGTGGTCGTGTGTGTTCCAGAACGGGAAATAGGCCGTCCCAAACTGTTCGATTTCGCTGTCCAGGCAAGGATGCTGCCAATCCTCTTCTGGAATATCAAGCGGTAGTTCTGGAACGATATCTTTGCCGTGTCGACGAATATGCAATTCGACGCCGTGCGCTCTGAAAATATCCCGCAGCTTGGTATCGATGCTGGCGCAGGCCGGCTCCCATGCCCATATCACCTTGGGCGGATTGCCGGCGAGGCACAGACGCGCGCCCAAGAATAAAACGCCTGTTGCCCCCTCGGAATGCCCGACAAGCGCATAGACGTGCATCGTCGAAACTTGCGGCCATACCGGATCAAAAGCGTCCCATATCCCGCCGTGCACCTTTCCGAAGTCGCCCATATCTTTTGGCAGGAACTTGGCGTCGGCTCTCGCGCAAGCGCCGTTGTTCGTTCCCGGCGCAGCCAAGACAAGGCCGGCATCGGTCGCGTTGAAAACGATCCGGCCGGCCGAGTCTTCAGGGCCAAGGTTAGGCACGGCGATATAAGCCGCTTGCGCCATCAAGGCCCAATCCTTGGGTGTCATGCCGTCGGGGCCGCAGGCGCTACTTGCGGGTCGATTGCAGGAACCATGGCGGGCGCAGGCGCTGCCGGCGTTGCAGATGCAGCCTGCACAGCCTGGACGGCAGCCACGACAGACGGAAGCGTTGCGCTAATGGTTTGGACGGTCGTGTTGACGGTACCGGGATCTGATTCAGTTGCAGCTATCAAAGTCGGGCCTACGATGCTTGTAACGGCATTGACCTTGTGCAGCGTCTGCGCCTTCGGAAAGACTGCCTCAAATGCCTGCAGCAACTCGGAAATGAGCGTGATGGTGGAAAGTGCGTTCATGGTGCGATTCTCCTGACGGATAATGCCGGAATCTGCCGGCGCAGTTGGTGAAACCGGGGCTGTGCACTGCACAGGCAGTGTACCGCAGAATTTGTCCTTCAAGTGATCGACGCGCTTGCAGCCGGAAGTCCACAATGCAAGCAGCACCATAGGGATGGTCGACCACTTCATGATGTCGGCTCGTCGGGCATCACACCAGTCTGCATCGCGGAAATCAATCGCGTAGCGCGGTCTCCGACCTGGGCGGCCCAGGCGCTGGCCGACATGCCCGCCGCCGCGCCGAGATAGTCTCCGGTCTGCATGGCGCGCAAGGTGTTGACGAAGCCGTCAAGCCGGGTCTCTCCGAGGTTGAACGCCATGTTTGCCAACACACGCTGGCGCACTTCGTCCATCGTCGTCCACCATGGATGATGCAGGTCGAGGCCGGCAAAGGTGGTATCCAGATCGTGGTTGAGAAGGGAATTGACCTGATCGTCGGTCAGCGGGTAAGTCCAGCCGGCGGGCAGAGGGACAGCTTGGAGGTTATGCCCTACGCCGACTGTGGAAATTCCCTTCGTGTCGAGGTACGGGCTGTAGCGCACGCCCTCGTCGCGGCGCAGTTCAGCATCAAGCAGTATCAGATTCATTTTTCAAATCCCGTCGAAACTTGCGCCATGCGGCTGGCAACTTGGAAATCTGGATAAAGAGGCCGACTAGGGCAGTAAGTATACCGACCGCAATTGCGGTGTCGGACAGCACTTCGTGAACCAACGGCAAGTCTTGCGCCCATTTATTCATGGCGCCCGCCGCCGCCACCGAACTTCCTACGATGATCGATATCGTCGGATGCTCGATCAAATCGTTTATTCTGTCGCTCCATTCGATCATTATGGATGCCTCGCAGAAGCCTTATTCCCCACGCCAAAATCGCCAAAAAGTAGCCAAAAACCGCGAGGACGAGCCATATGTTTGTCATCTGTCCCCCCGAAGGTTAGCCACACGAAAGTTAACGTCACTATGCCATAGATTGCAGGGTTATAAAAGGACGATGCATATACGTGAAATCGGTATAAGACCCATCCGACGAACTGGATAATGAATTGAGCGAAGACGAGGCGGAAGATGTCGAACCATATTTTGCTGCGGCAACCTCGTTCGAGTGCCTTGAGCATGAGAGCGTTGATTGTGACGCCGGTTGCGAAATACAGATCGTTGCGCGGTGCCGCGTGCATTGCCAACATCCCGAAGAACTCGAAGATCAACAGGAGGTAGGCAATATTCACGCGGTCGCGCATGTCCATCCTTTCAAGGAAGATCGGGACCATCGCCACCGATTTGGTCTGCCGGCTGGGCCGGCGTCTTGTTCGGAACCTGCTTCGGTTCCGGCTTTGGTTCAGGGTCTTTCACCTTAACCGGGCTGATGGGCCTTTTCTTCGACTTCGACATGATCGCCGTCCTTATGAGATGACAACCGTGATTCCGATCGCCACTTGCAACGTGACAGGAGGATCGGCCACAACGATAGGAGCGGTGACCGATGCGGTAACCGGGTTGCCGCTGGCATCGGTCGTGGGGATTGCGGCGCCGTTCGCGTCGAGTGTGGTAGCTGTCATGGTGTATGTCCCGTCAGGGATTCCGGGTAATACTGCGGTCAACGGCGTTCCTGTTGCGATGGTTGGATTGCCAACTGGATTGCCGGCCGAATCAGCCAAGGAAACTTGGACTTGCGACGGGCCAGGGGTGCCGGGTACGAAGGTAATGCCGTTCGTGGCGATTGTTGCTGTTACGGTGTGCGTGGGGCTTGTCATGATAATTCCTTCAGGTTAATGAAATTGCAGGCATAGCACTTCTAATTTAAATGCCTACGGGATCGAGTACATCATTATTCGTTAAGCACATCGGTGCGGTAGAGAACATTGCACCTTAAAATTGAATGATGGTGAGTTGCGCATAGACTTCTGGTTGACCGCTGGTAACTGGATCTGGTGCGACACCACCAGACTCAACGAAGATATTCAGGCCGACTGCCGTAGGACTGAGCAGCGTAATCGGGCCACTGACTTGCGAGTTGGCGTTCGATGCGTAGCCAGGTCCCGCCAAGAAGCCGCCAGCGTTGACGCCGTTTAGCAGAGCAACGTTGTTGGTGAAGTCCCACAAGGCAGTCTGCGCGCGCTTGCCGTTGGTATTCGCGATGCCTTCAATCCAGTATTTACCGGGTTGTAGCGTGACTTGACCAGACGCCAATGTCGCGCCCACTGTATTGGCAACAGTGGTATTGAGCATTGACTGATTGAATCCAGTCGCGGGAGTCAAGCCAGCCGTGCCGCTTGCGTATTGCTCTTGAAATGAGGCGTATGACATGATTTTCCTTTAATTTATGCGAGTGACGCGCATCCACGAACCCGCGTTTAACGAATCAGGAGAAGCTGGTGCAGTTGCGACTCCCGGCTGAAAAGTTCCCCCGGCATTGACGACTATAGTGCCGGTAATTCTAAATCCGACGGTAGCGGCCGCCACCCCCGCAGTTGTCGATAGTGAAGTGATGATGGTATCGGCAATTGACGACCCTTTTAACGTTTCTATTGCGCCGGTGATCGATGTTGCTGTGACGGTGCCTGAATTCAGACTGACGGTAAATGTTGACGTATTGGTAGGGTAGAGATATGCCTCAAAAGAATATGTGCCGCCTGATGCCATCGCCACAGACAAGCCGGAAGAAGACGGTGTGGCGCTTGCCGGCGTGACTGCCGATGTCGTGACAACCTCAACGGGGGTGCCTATATTGGCCGGTCCGGGAACCCAGGTCATGATGCGCTCACTGCGATGCCTGGGTTGGTAATGATGGCGGTCGTTCCTGACGTATTCGTGATCGTCACTTGAAAGTAGAGGAACGGCAAGCCCGGATTACCTCCGGCGTAAGGCGTGGTGCTCGAATTCGACGTGCCGACCGTGCCGACAGGGCAAAGGCCGCCCGAGTCGATGTAGCAGGTGATCGTGATCGTGACTGCCTGCGTCGAGGTCAACGCGGCTGAAACCTGGCTCCACCAGCACTGCTGCTTCGGCAGATTCTGCGGTGTCGCAAGTACCCCGCTCGCTGCAACAGGAGGCGGCAAACCGAAGATCGGAATCACCCCGGAGTTCCAGGCGTTGCCCGTGCCGGACAATACCGCAGTCGGGAAACCGTTGAACGGTGGTTGGTAATTGGCTGGGTAGACTTGGGCCGGCGCGCCCTTGGTTAGCGGCTGCGGCGAGTTCGAGGTATAGAGACCCATTATTGCACTCCCGGATTCGTGTTCAAAGCCGCTCGTTGTGCTGTTGTGGATGCTGCTGCCTGCGCCGTCGTGATCGCCACCAGTTGCGCCGTGGTCATCACGCCGAAGTCAGCCGGCGTAACGGCCACAAACTGCGCCGTCGTCAAGTTGGCGACTTGCGCTGTGGTGAGCGATGGGAACTGGCCTTGGGACAGGACGGCCACTTGCGCAGTAGTCAAGGCGACGGTCTGCGCTGTGCTCATGACGGAAAGATTTGCCGTTGGTATCCACGGCACCTGAGATGTCGTCAGGGCTGCAATCTGCGCGGTCAGCAGCGCAGAAACGTGCGCTGTCGTCAGGCCGGAGGCGATGACTGCATTGTTGAATCCCGGTATCTGCGCAGAGGTCAAGGCAACAATCTGCGCCGTGCCAAGAGGCGACGTCTGCGAAGGCGTCAGGCCGCTCAACTGCGACGTGGAAAGAAGTGATACCTCCGTCGTCGTCAGGGCATTCAGTTGCGCTGTCGTGAAGCCGGGTATCTGCGCCGACGTGATGACGCCAAGCTGATTCGAGGTCAAGGCAACGATGTCGGCAGTCGTCAGGCCGAGGTTGATCTGAGCCGTGTTGAGGGCAGGAACCTGCACCGTCGTCAGCAACGCCACCTGGGCAGTCGTCAGTGCGTTGACCTGGGCAGTCGTCATGCCCTGGTTGATTTGGGCAGTCGTCAGGTTCGTCAGTTCCAGCGTCGTCAGGTTCACGACTTGCGAGGTAGTCAGGCCCGGAATCGCTGCCGTGGTCAATGCGGTAATCGTCGCCGAGTTCAACCCCGCGGCGATTTGTGCCGTCGTCAAGGCCGCCACCTGCGTGCTGGTGACCTGCGCCAACTGCGTGGTAGTCAGTGCAGCTACCTGCGCCGTAGTGAGCCCTGCATTGATCTGAGCGGTCGTGAGTACCGGGATATCCCACGTTGGCATCGCCGCGACTTCGGCAGTGGCCAGCGCGACGATCTGCGCGGTCGAGAGGGCAGGGACTTGATTGGTGGTCAAGCCCTGCATGTCGAGCGTGGTGAGCGCCGCAATCTGCGCCGTGGTGAGCGCCGCTACCTGATCGGTCGTTAGGGCCGGCGGGCCATTGAATACGCCCATGGGTTACTCCTTCGGCTTGCGCGTTGAGAAAGCGTCGTTCGGCTCCGCTGGCGTCTGCGGATTGATCTTGCCGGCGCGGTAGACCGGGTTGAAGCCTGAGTCAGGCACCTTTCCCGATTGCCACTGCCGGCGCGGTCCCCACCAGTCGCTGCCCTCGACACCGTTGCCCATCGTTGGCGTCGGTTTGTGCACGCCTTTAAAGATGTTCGCCATTTTTCCGCTCCTTGTCTATTTTCTTTACCGCTTCCCAATATTTTTCAACCTCTGCGATGACTCCTGAAAGGGGATAACAAATCGTGAATTTCCCAAATTCTTCAGTATCGAAAGTGATTCCGAGTTGATATTGATGGGCTCTGTTAAGAGGAACAGGCATGCTTACACTTTTGGGAATTATTACATCGCCAATACCTTCAAAATTCTCAATCACTTTGATTCTCCTTCGGGTCAAAAATGGCCCGGTTCGCTGCCTGGTTGCTATCAAGCCTTACTATAGGCAGGAATACCAAAATTGCAAACAATGTCACGCCTGCAATGCGTTCCCACGTCGGCCAGTACGCGGCATAGCAAAACAGGCCAAACACCATCGCCAGGGCCAACAGCAGCACCAGCCGCGCGGCCAGCACCTTCAAGCCGACCGAAATCCATAATACCAACACCTTCATCTGATTACCGTCCATGGAGCCCCCATAGTTACATCGTCAATCGTCGGAAAACCCCGACCCGTACCCTTCGTCCTGCATCTTCGCCTTGATCGTTTCGAGTTTTAGGCACCTGTCGATCACCCGCATCCGATCGGTCATGCTCATGATCGACTTGCCTTCGGCATCGACCTTCTTCGCCTCTTTCAGCATCTCCGTCAGCATCCGCTCCAACTCTGGATTGACGCCGGATTTCGGCTTAGTCGCCATCACTGATCGTCCTTTTGCTGCGCCTGCGAAGCTTGGTTGACGCCGACATAAACACCCATCTTCTGCATGTCTGTCAAGCCTTTCTTAATTGTCTGCGGAGTTGGCGACGAAAGCAAGTTTTTGGCTACTTCCGGGTCAACTGCCGCCATTGTGAGGATGTTTCTCGATTGGTCCAAGGCATTTTTCAACACCATGTCATTTGTGCCGGAAAGGAAGGTCGAAATTGACTTGCCGAAAGGAATCGTTTTGCCTGCAGCTTTCATGGCGTTGCTGATGATATGCTCCATAACCGTCTTAGGCGTCTTGCTTAAGCCGATCTTGTAAAGTTGGTCGAATTTCTGCGTCACGGACTCGATGTTTTTGATGTCGGCAGGAGTGAACAGGCCGGATTTCTGAAGGTCTGGCATGATGGCCTTGCGCGACAATTGAGCGGTCGCCTGATCTTCCGTAACCAAGTGCATGGCGATACCGTGGCGCAGCGCCATGCGGGCTTCAGGGTCCGAGGCGGTCAGGTTCTTCAGTTCGGTCAGTCCAGCGGCGCGCTGCCCTTCGCCGGATCGCAAAATCTTGCCAAGCGTGGCGAACGTATCCGGGGCATTGCCTTGCGACTTGGCTATTTTTCCGATGGCGGTATTCTCGATAGCCTCGCTCGCCTTCAACTGCGCGCGCGCTACGTTGAATTTCGGCTCTGCGCCGATTTCCTTGATAACGTCGCCGTGCTTCTGCATGAAGCTGTCCATCGCGGAAGGCGTCATCTTGTTGTTCTTCGACATCTCTTGGACTTGCTGCCATAGACGCCCTTCAACCGCGCTCTTTATTTCCGGCGAGTTGCCCCCCGCCTCCATCGCGGCCCGAATGCGTGTTGCGCCGCCTTCGATTAGGTGGTCAACGACTTTCTCGCTAGGAACTTCATGCTTACCGGAGAGAGGGTCAACCTCGGTGATCTTGCCGATTTGCGCACCTTCTTGGCGACGGAATGCGTCGAGCGGCGCTGAATGCTCCTTGTACTTGTCAAGAAATTCGCCCCAATTTGGCTCAACCGAAGAGGCAGATGCCTCAAGCATCTTTTTCGCCTGGTCGATTACTTCGGCCCGAACTTGATTTATCGGCTGACCTTCGATTTTCCTTTTCTTCATATCGTCGAGGAAAGCACGGCGATTCTCGAAATTGGCAGAGGATATGCCTTTCGTCTTTACCTTCTCTCCTGTGGTCTTCAAGAATGCGTTCTGCTTTTCTGGTGACATTTTCAGCAGCTTAGTCATCTCGTCCGGAGACATGTTTTTCAGGGGGTCGACCTTCCCGCCTTCTGACTTGCCTCGAAGCTCACGGGCTATTTCGCCGTACATCGCTTTTCCTTGGGCAGTTTCGCCTTTAGCCTTCTCGCGAAGGAAGTCGATGATGTGCTGCGTTGGAATGGGCGTTTTATTTTGTCTGGCTTGCTCTGCCAGCGGAGCAGTTTCATCCGTCCTTTTTTTAATAAGAGCCTTTTCCCTATCTGATATCGGCTTTCTTGCCTGTTCTCCAAGATCCTCAACAGTAGATTTAGGCGCATTCCTTTGCGTGGCATTGGTGGCTGTCTTATCAACCGCTGCGGCCCTCGCTGCGGCAGTATCGGACAGCTTTGAGACATCCCCGCCGAAGCCAGCCTGTTCGACATTCTTGCGCATGGTCGCGGCGCGCTCTTGCGGGGTGAGATTCTTGGATATCTTGGCTTCTTGGGATGCTGCCTTTGCTGCCGCTCTGGTCGATGCATCGCCTATGCCGCCAACTGCTTTTACGCCCTTGCCAAGCAAGAACCCCGCGCCCTGGTTGATGCCTTCCTCGACGAGGTTGCCCGCCGCGCCACGCGCCGTATCCGATGCGGCCCCGCCGCGTATTAAATCACCTGCGGTCTTGCTGGCGAGTCCTACCGCCTTGCCCGGTAAGGACATGACGGTATCGGTCGCGCCAGCCATGCCCTTGGCACCAGTCCCGCGCGGCTCGTAGGTCATCGCTTTCTGCATACGCTGCCGTGCGATATCGGGATCGTCGAAGTTGCTTTTCATGCCAAGCATTTTTTCAGCAGTTACGCCTAGGCCTGCGAGATTTCCGGCAACAGGAGCGACAAAATTACTCGCCGTGTGCAGCCCGGTTTCCAGTCCGGCGAAGGGGGACAGCAGGATGTCTTTGAAGGCAGAAGGTTGATCGTCTTGCGCAGCAGCAGGGGCGGCAACCGGCGCGGGCGCGGGAGCACTGTCAGGCACGAACCGACCTGTCTTCTGCGGTTGCTGCTGATCTGGTACGAATGGCATCAGTTCCAAGTCCCTGTTTGGCCGCCGATGGTGACACGCGCGCCGGGTTTCAACGTCCCTGCCTTGGCCGCTGCTTCGGCTTCAGCTTCGGTCGAAAATGAAGAACCTGCCGCTGGTGAGCCTTCTTGATTCATTTCCTTTTGTGCCATGCCAGTGATAGCCCTGATCTGAGCCAATTTGGCCTTGATGGTTTCCGGCTTGTCGCCCAAAGTCGGCACCAGTTTGCGAGCCTCGCGCACCTTCGAGTCGGAAACTTGGCCCCGGCCCATGCTCTGGATACTGGCAATGGCGACAGCCATGCGGTTCGCATAGACGTCGTAGACCTGCATTTCCTCCGGCGTGGCCGCCTTGCCTGTTAGGGAACTCCAAAACCCCGGCTTGTCGGCATTGAAAAATGGGCTTCCTTCCTTGGTCTTCAAGGTGCCAATCTTTTCAAGCGATTGGTTCAACTCTTGGATGTCCAGTTGCACGGAGTGCTTCATCGTCGGAGACATGCCCTTTCCGCCACCAGAAGCCTGCATCTTGGCGATTTCGGCGTCGTGGTAACGCATCGTTTCTTTCAACTCCGCGTCCTGATGCGCAAGAGAATCTTGGTGATTCTGCTTTTCCTGCCCGATCCGCGCCCATTCAGCCGACAGCCGCTGATGTTCCATGTCGAGCGTATCCTTGTGCTGTTGGGCCGATTCCTGCGACTTGACCGAGGCGTCGATCGCCGACTGAATGCCCTTGTAATTGTTGTTCCGGGCTTCCGCGCGCACCAGCTCGTCGCCGTACTTGTTCGCCACCAGCCCGGCCTCGCGGATTTTCTCGTCGAGCGTCATCTTGTTGTTGGCGAAAACGCGGTTGTATTCCTCCAACTTGGCCTTGTTCTGGTCTACCGCCTTCTGGTAGTTTTGCTGAAATTCCTTGTAGGATTGGTCGTATTGCGCCTGGTCGCCAGCCTGCACCCCGTTGATTGCCGCCGTCATGTTGTTGAGTGCCGCCGTCATCGGCGTGCGGGAAAGCAGCCCCGCCAGCGCGCCCAGCGTCATGAAGGTCGAGAACGCGTCCGAGAGTTGCTTCGGGTCCATGTGCTTGGCGTTGTTCTCCGGCAGGGCTTGTTGATCCGGTCCCTTCGCCGCCATCGCGCCCAAATCCTTGTTCTTCTGCTCGATATCGGCGTTGATCGGAGCCATCTCCGCTTCCTTGCGCTTGGCGATGTCCGCCTGCTCGGCGTCGGCCTTGGCTGCTTGCGCTTGCGCCGCCTGCACGCGCGGGTCTTGCGCTACTGCAGGCGGCAGGGTCGCGCCAGCACCGCCTGGGAGCGCCCCGCCGGCGGCTATCGAAGGCGGCAGCGAGCCTTGGCTGATCTGGTCGATTGCGCTGACGCTCATCTCATCCTCCTGGCGTTGTGGTGGTCGAGGTAGTGCCGGTCTGCTGCGTGTTCATCTTGGCCAAGGCGGCCATGAAGCTCGAACTTGCTTGGCTCAACTGCTGATCGGCGGCGACGGAGGCATTGACGGCGGCGACTTGCGGGCCTTGCGCCAGTCCTGCGGCTTGCAATCCGCTGTTCATCATCGCGGTCAGTGCCTGGCTGCGCATGGCGTCCGCTTGCGCGCCAACCTGCGACAAGGCGCTGGCTTCCATTGACGAATTGCTCAACCCGGCTTGGGCGTAGTAATTCTTGATCGATGCGGTTTGCTGCTGGGACCATTGTGCAATAGCGAAGGCGTCTGACGGATTCAAGGTGCCGGATTTGTATTGCCCAAGCAGTTGATTAGACACGTCTGAGGCAGGCTGCGCCACGCCCTTTAGTTGATCTGCGGCACTCTGCGCCTTGTGCTGCGCGTAGGCGTTCATGCCGAGGCTGGCCAGCGGAGCATACTTCATCGCACCGTTCCCGGCAGCGCCGAGTTGTTTCAAGGCATTGTCGAGCGACGAATTGCCGGTTCCGCTGTCGAGCGTGTTCGCGGCTTGGTTCGGCAGCGTCGTTGTGTCGCCGGTCGGCGAGGTATAGGTTCCCGTCGCGTCGTTGAAGTCCGCAGCACCAGTGCCACCGCCAGCGGCGCCAGCGCCGTAATCTGCCGTTCCTGCGCCGACATAGCCAGAATCGAGGCCGGTCGCCGCGCCTGCATCCGATGCGGCAAAGCCAGCGTCGGAGAAAGCGCCGCCCACGCCGCCTGTCACACTCGCACCGCCAAGGCCGGCATCTGCGGCCGCAGTTCCCAAACTGGCGTCTACGGCGCCTGCTCCTGCCCCCGCACCAGCGGCCCCAATAGCAGAATCCGTCGCACCAGCGCCCAGCGCGGCCGCATCTGCAACGCCGGTTCCGCCGGCTATGCCCGATGCCGCAGTGCCACCAGCAAGTCCAGCGTCGAGGCCAGCCCCAGCGGCAACATCGGCTGCACCAGCACCCGCACCGGCCGCAGCGGCTCCGGCACCCGCATCCACGGCAGCAGCGCCAGCGGCATCGGCTGCACCCGCGTCAGCCAAACCACCTATGACCGCGTCAAACCCCATGATCGCTCTCCAATATTTTTCCCATGAGAACTTCCTCTTCAATATAGCCCATGCGCGCCAGGATCGGGCCAAAATCGCGTGATTTCTTGATGTGCCATATTACCTTGTTGACCCCCAATTGGCGAAGGCGTTTCTCCGACTCCAAAATAAGGCGAATCCCGACAGTCGTTCCCTTCCGGTACGGCTTGGCCAAGAAAAGCACGTCGTTGTTTGCTGTCTTCAAGTCCATATAGTGCATGTTGGTGCCGAGGATAAACACCGAATAGCCGATTAGCTCTCCGTCGAGTTTGGCAAATATCGGCAGCAATTTCCTTGCGCGCTCCAAGGAACGGTATCGCTCCCAATCCACATTCAACTTGACGTTCTCTTTGTGCAGGGTCAATTCGTCGTAGTGCTGGTCGAGCAACGCCGCGCCGACGCGCTCCATTTCGTCCACCGTTCCGACAGAGAATTCAACGCTCATGTTCCCAGCCCCAAAATTGTGTTGACGACGTCGTGAATGTAGGCGTGATCCGCCATCCAATCTGCATACTGCCCTTCGTTCTTGAAATCGCACTGGCTGATATCAGGCAAATTGGACGCGCCCAAGCCGAGCTTGTCGAACTGATCGAGATGGATCAGGTAATGCGTGCCGAGCCAGTTTTGATCGACGCGCGGGTCGGAGTACATCGGCGCGTATTCCGGCGTCAGGCCCAGGCTCAACATTTTCTCCTGCTGCTGCTGGTGATTCAATTCGTTCGACGCGAGAAAATCCATGAACCCCTGTTCGTCGCCGAATTCCGTTTCCGAAGGCAGGTCCATGTTCATGTCGGCCTCATGTGCAGATTATTTGATATGGTACGGTCCCGGCAGTAAGGGTCAATTCATACGGCGAAAGCGGCGTTAGAAGTCCGCCTGTCCCTATTGAGAATTGCCCGACTCCGTATAATGGCGCGCCCCCATTGATAACGACATAAAGGTATTTTCCATCCGCAGAAGCGGCGATTGCTCTAGGACTTGTCGAAGTTCCGGTCGATACTGTTGGAGACGCCAAGGATGTCAGTGCGCCGCCCGCTCCGATTGAAAATTGCGAAATCGTCGAATCGCCTGTGTTGCTCACGTAAAGGTAATTTCCGTCCTTCGATGTGCAAGTAAAGTATGGATTCGTACCAACTCCAACCGGCGATGTTCCCAACTGAATAGGATTAGCTCCGCCAATGGCATAAATAGAAATCGTGTTGTCGTAGCTGTTTGTGCAATACAACACCCCTTTCGGGCTGACAATGATGCTCTGATATCCGTTTGAAGCCCCGCAAGCAGCGGAGCCAGCAATAAGCAATTCGCCGGATATCCCGCGAGTGAAATGCGTAATGTTCCCAGGGAGATTTACGAGACTTCCTGTTGACGCGACATAGACATCAATTCCATTTGGATGACAAACAACACTAGATGCATCCGTAGAAGACAAGAAGGTATGCGCGTTCGCCGAAGCACCCGAACCGCCGCCGCCAGAGAATATCACTGATGGAGCAGACGTATATCCACTGCCACCAGAGGTAACATTGATGCCTGTAACTCGGCCACCACTAACCACCGCTATAGCGGTCGCGCCAGAACCGCCGCCACCTGTGAAAGAGATTATCGGAACACTCGTGTAACCGCTTCCATTTCCGGTTATCACGACTTCTGCAACAACCTGAAGTGCTGTCAAATTTCCAGACAAATCCCTTGCGTATTGATGTATTGTTCCACCCGCAGCGACATATAGATTTTTCCCATCAGGAGACACGCCACTTCCACCCGGCGAATTAGAAAATCCACCCAATGTAGTGACGTATGTGCATAGGCCGGATGCAATGCTTCTGGAAAAGACATTTAAAGTTTGTGACCCTACGGAAGAACCATAGAGGGATATTCCGTCAGGGGAAATGGTAAGAGCCTGAATATTGTTTCCGCCGGTAATGTACTCGGGAGAAAGTGCAGAAAGTTGACCGTTCGATGCCTTTGTAAGTTGGGCCAAGGTGTCGCCGGAACTGTTCAACGAGACATACACTGAAGCGGCGAACGGCGTTGCACTGGCCTGATTCGACGGTCCAGATTCACCGGCAGCATTCACCGCCGTCACGACGTAGTAATACGTGGTGCCGTCCGTCAGGCCGGTATGCACGTAGGTTGTCGCAGTAATCCCGGAAATCTTCGTCCCAGCGGTTCCGGTTCCAGAAACCAAAGACCAATACAAATTGTAAGACGTGGCCCCGGCAGCGCCGACCCAAGTTTCCGTCGTCTGTTCGTTTCCTGCAACCGCCGTCAAAATGCCGGGATTTGGCGCAGGAGTCGGCGTCGGCGTAGGAGCAGGCGTAGGCGTGGGCGTGGGCGCTGGCGGGAAGAAAGGCGGCAATCCGGCGAACGTCGGCAGCGTCGTCCAGTCCGCGCGCATCTCGTACTGAATGTGAAAGGCGTTGTAGTGGATGTTCGGATACTGGTCGCTCAAGCGAACGCCGATGTACTTTCCGCTGACCTCGATATCGGTCTTGTTGAAGGCGTAGTTGAGCGTGCCTGACACGTTGCCCGGATAAAAATTCCAGTAGTTGAAATTGGTCGATTGCTCGGTGTCCACGATCCCGATTGTCGGGTATGGGTAATACGCTGCAACGGTCGTTTCGAGGCCGAACTTGATGACCTCTTTCTCGCGCGTCGTCGCTCCCATGTCCCACAACTTGCTGACGATAAGATGCTCGTACCGAAACGTGTAGACGCCGAAAATATTGTCGTTGGTCAGCAGGGAGTAGAAGTTCGTCCCGTCCGTTCCGTAAAGCACCGGAATGCCGTTGTACAGCGCCGTGCAGCAGAAAGTCAGGTTGTCGCCCTGGCTTGAAAATGTCCACTTCTTATTGAAGTAGATGGCGAGCAATGCCCTAGGGTTAGCCGAGTATGTGAGATCGTTGGTGTAGGCCAAAAACCCCAAGCAGATGTTCTCGTGCGTAACGAAGTAGCCGCCGGATATCGGAATGACGCCAGCCGGCAGAGTCGTGAAATAACCGTCCAGATCGTTCGATATTTTCTCGCAAGTCGTCCCGTTCAGGATGTAAAAGCCGTAATTCGTGGCGAACGCCAGGCCGCGATAGTACGGCGTGATCGAGGTGAATTGGTTGGTGCCGATCGACGCCGTGATGTTCGTGTTCGAGAAGACCGTATTCCCGCTGACAACCTGCACACCGGAGACAACGTTGATCGATGTCTTACCGAAGATGTAGAGATAGTTGTTTGCGGAATACAGCGCCGTGATGACGTTGATGAGCGTCGAGTCGGTCATGACAAACGAGCCGCCAGCATTGGCCGAACTGAAGTCCGTGAAGCTGCCGGGCGCCGAAAAGATGATCGTGCGGTTCGCGTTCGCAATCCACACCCGGCTTGCGTAGGTCGCGATTTGCACGCCGTTGCTGGGCGCCACGCTGACATCTGCCGTCAGGGACGCGCCCGAGCCAGATCCGCCGGAGAGCGTGACCGCGGCGTTCGCCGTGTATCCGGTCCCCGGATTTGTGATCGTTACCGGGCCCACACCGAAACTGAGAGTAAAAGTGGCGCCCGTGCCGAAGCCGCCAGTCACCGCTACTGAGCCGGTCGGAATGACGGAATACTGCCCGGTGTTGATGATGTTGAAGCCGGTTATCGCTCCGGTGCTCGGATTCACCGCCGAAATCTCGAATTGCGCCGCAGTGACGAAGGTGCCGCCCACGAGGGTCAAAATGTCGTTGGCTTGGTAGCTGGTGCCGGCAGCCGACGCCGTGGCCAAGACAACCTGCAATGAAGCGGTTGCCGTCGCCGTGGTGCCGCTGCCAGGCGCTGCGATGGTCAGGGTCGGGACGCTCGTGTAGCCGCTGCCTGGAAGCGTCACCACGACCGTTTGAATCGTTCCTGTGACCTGTGTGAGCGTTGTGCCGTCGTAGGTGAAATACCCGTTGGCCGGATCGATAATGAGGATTTGGGTGTCGGACCATGACGTTGCCACCGTGCCGGCGTCCGAAAAGGTGCCGTCTGCGGCGAATTGCGTCACCGCGTTCGTTTCCAGATTGATGCTGTAGCCACCGCCAGTGTTCGTGAAAACGATCAATATCGGCGTGTCGTTGAGGTTGTAGGACTGGAAAAACGTCGCCGTGCCGGTCGGCCAACTTCCGAGAATTCCGCTCGGACCGGCAATAGACAGCATGTTTCCGTAGCCGAGTGGAAACACATTTTCCAGCCATGCGAACTGATCGTCGCCGATATTCTGGCGCGAGGCTTGGGTATTGACGCCTTTGAAGTCGCGCAGCGTGTGCGTGAGCTTGGTGCCTTCTTTCGGACCGGCCACGGCTTACCCTCCGTAGGAATTCGGGATGCGGCGCGTGAACGACTGGCGCAGCGCGTCTTTAGCCCTTCCGAGGTACTGATCCTTGAAGCTGGCCGCCTCGCCGTAGGACTGCTCTTTGATCTTGGCCAAATACGCGGCGTAGAACGGGATCGGAAACGAGTACGGCTGGTTTATCAAGTCCACGTCGGTCAGGTTGACGAGCGGTGCCGGCAGGACGACGGTGTCGATTTCGGCGCTGTAGTATTGGTCTGGAATCGGTCCCAGGTAAAAGGCGTTCTGTCCGTAGGCAGACCACACCGCTGGCCGGGAAAGGATCTGCTGCCACACCCGCATGCGCGCGTTGAACTCGGTCCACGCCATGTAGTCGAGCACGATGCGCTGGGTTCCCCAAATCACGGTGACGTTCAGGATGTCCAGGGTGTTGGTGTTCAGGATGCTGGCGGTCGCCGCCGCGCCGGTGCCGCTGCCACCGGTGAAGCCAATCGTCGGCGTTGCCGTGTAGCCAGTGCCGATGTTGACCATTTGCACCTGCGACACTAGGCCGCCGTTGACGGTAGCCGTCGCCGTCGCCCCGGTTCCTGTGGTGTCGCCCGCGCCATTTGTGACGGTAACAGTTGGTGCGCTCGTGTAGCCGCTGCCGCCGTTCGTCACCAGTGCACCAGTCACCCCGCCGCCGGTTGGCCCGTATGTGTACGTTTCAATCGCGGCAGACAGGTAGATGGTTTGCAGGCTGCGGTTGCAGCCGGTATCGCAAACCAGCATCGAACGGGCTTCGTTGATGTAGTCGGTCAGCTCGGCAACGGTCCAGTATTGCGCCGTGGCGTCATGCAGAAGTCGTTGCGCTTGCGTGACATAGGTTTGAAGGGTGTTTGGCATTGCTCATCATTGCGCCGGTGCTCGCGCTTCCTCGACGCGCTTCAAGATGCTGCGTGGAGGATTCTTAGGTGCCGGTCCCGAAGACTTCCCCGACTCGTCAGCGTCGGTTTCATCCCCGGTCCCGGCGTTTGCATGGGGGCTTTTTCCATGCTCGATACGAGCGAATTCGACATCGTACTGTTGCTCGATGAGTTCGAAGGTGAAATTGTTGAGCTTCGCCATCGCTTCTTCAAGCTTGTCCGATGCCTTCATCCACCCTTGACGGGTCAGATAGGGCCGCTTTTCTGCGTCACCAACGCCAAAAATATGCCGTGCCGCCGCGTCTTCGCACATGACTGTTTTCCCGGCCGGGAAAAAGTAGTCTTGCCCGTCGTAGCGGTCTGCAAGATCGAAATCGTTGTTGTTGGTAACTTTCAGCATGATAAGCCCTATCAAAAAAGAGATGAAAAATCAGATCGGAATGACGAAACTCTGATCTGTGACGCCGCCGGACGCGCCGGAAGCGAAGGTGGTTGCGCCAGGAATCGTGCCGTTCGACGCGAACGCGAGCGCAACTTGGTTCGACGCATCGACCTGATTCAGGCCGCCGTCGAGGATGGCGAACGACGCCAAGGTCGCCGATGTGCTGTACGCGGCATAGCCCAGGCGCGGGGTGTAAAGCTGCGTCGTGTAGGCCGGGTTGGTCGTGGTGTTCGAGCCAGCCGTGACCGCACCGCCGAAGAACGCAATGCTGCCGTTGCCCATGTTCGTGGCGCCGGAAGCAGTCGGCGCCGTGGTGACGGCAAAGCACATGATCGCGGTCGCCGCCGGCGAGCCGGCCAAACCGGCAATCGTGATCGTCGGCACGGCGGTGTAAGCCTGGCCTGGATTCGCCATCGTGAGCGCCACCAACTTGCCGGTGTTGGTCACGGTGTCGAGTGTCGCCGTGGCGGTCGCGCCGTTGCCGGGGTCGCCGTTGACAGGCGTGATCGTGATAGTTGGCGCAGATGTGTAGCCTGCGCCCTGGTTGGTCACGGTAATGCTGGTAACGGTGTTGCTGGTCAGTGTCGCAGTGCCAGTCGCAGCGAGTCCGCCTGCCGGAGGCGGGCTGAACGTCACCAGCGGCTGATAAACGTACCCACTACCGGCCGTGTTCACCACAACGGTGGTGCTGACGACGCCGCCAACAATCGCGTTGAAGGTTGCCGTGCCGGTAGTGGTCGCCACCACGCCTGGAGTCGAACTTGAACCTGCTGGCCAAAAGCCGTTCTTCGTCGTGTTGGCCGTGCCGCCGTTCGTGACGACAGCGCCAACAACGGTGCCGGTCGGGTTGAACAGGCGGTAGTTGTAACCGTCGCTGGACAGATAATGGCAGTTGCCCTGCGTCGGGCCTTGAAAGTTTTTCCACGTCAGCGACACGGGATCGTACCACTGCAGGAACGTGTACTTCCCAGGCATGACCATGTACTGCCCGTTCGGCAGAACCGCGTATTGACCGCTTTGCAGCGTGACGCCGGTCGAAGGGTTGGCAAGGCTTTTCAGACCCGAGCCAATTTGATTGAATGCCATGTCGTTTCTCCTTTACAGCGTGATCGAGTTGTAGCCGCTGACCCGGCCCATCGCCTTCGGCTTGGTAACGACCAATTCCGCGATGGTCAGCAGCGCGCCGACGTAGCCAAGTTGCCAGTTCGAGAGCGTCGACTCAAAGCCGGTGAAGGCGAACGACGCTTGCTCGTGGATGTACAGGGACATGTAATTGCTGTTAGGCAAGTACATAATGCCTTCAGGGCAGTACGGGTCCGGGTAAATCGGCACGCCGGCCACCATCAGGGCAGTGAACGCGGAACGCGGGCCGTCTGCGTCGGAGCCGTCAAACGATGCGCCCGGCGTGACTTGGTAGACCTCCTGGCCGACGAAATCTTGCGCCAGCAGCGCCCAGGTTCCCATGCCCATAAGGCCAAATGTCGGCTTTTCGGCAGCGCTCTTGATGACACCGATAATGTATTGCAACACATTCTGCCGCGTCGGATTGACGGTCCCTGCTGCATAAACCTTCGATTTCCAGTACGGCGACGTGTTGCGGTTGATATTGCCGTAGGTGACGAGGTTGGTGCCGTCGTCGATCGCGCCCGGAAGGCCGATGAAGGCTTGCAGGTTCGTCGTGTTGTTGTAGAGCGCCGTCGCCATGATGTCGCACGAGACGTTCGTCGCGTCGTTCATCCGGGCATCGATCAGCGGAATGACCGCGTAATCCAACTGCACCGCGGCTTCCATACCGAGGAACGGCACCGGCACAATTAGCGCCTTGAGGTTGAATTCCGAGAGGAACGCACCTTGCAACGCCGCCGGCTGGTTGAACGAACCGGAATAGTCCGTCCATTGGCCTTGCACGTAGCTGCCGCCCTGCACCGGGACGCTGACGGCAGAAACACCGCCTGACGCACCTTGCGAGTTCGAGAGCAACGCGGCGAGCAGCGGCGTCGAGTTGTAGAGTTGGACGACCAGCTTAGGCACGAATGCCCTACGGGTCACAGCCGTTAATTCTGCGGCGATTGAGCCAGACGGGACAATTCCTGTGCCTATCATGATGCGTTTCTCCTGTTAAAAATCAAACTTTGATTTGGCCCTTGCCACGGATTTCATCCAATACAGAATGCGCCTTTGCAATTGCCCATTGATTGAGATTTCCCTTGAATGGCTTGGTGTCGACAGCCGGCATCGTCGTTTCGCGCACGTTGGCGCGCGCATCGCGCGGCGTCGGCTCGGCGGCCTTCTGCTGCATGGCGTAGAACTCCGCTGCCGTCTCGTGATCCGGGATGTGCTTGTCGATCATCAGCTTTTCGATTGCCGCGATGTCGCCCTTGGTCGCCTTGCCGGCGTCGATCAGCGCTTGCCGGCGGTTCAAAATGTTCCGCTCGGTCTCGTATTCCGCGTTCTTTTTCTCGGCGGCTTCGAGGCGCTTCAGGCCAGCTTCGAGCATCGTGTTGACCTGGGCCGGGATATCGACTTCGGGGATATGCGCGTTCGGGTTGGCGGCCTTGGACAGGTGCAGGAATCCCTTGCGGGTCTTCGGGTCGTTTGCCAATTGATCGGCCAGTTCGGCCAGGGCCGAAATTTCTTCTGCGGACTTTCCTTCGAGACTCATGATATTTTCCTCTGACGTGGAGTTGATGGGTTACTTCGTATCACCTGGCTTACGCAGCGTCATATCGTTGCGCTTCATGGCACCGTTCTTCAGGCCGCCGATTTCGGACAGCCGAGGCGGGTTCGTGATGCGGCCATTCTGGCGCGCGTTCGACGTTGGCTGACGAATCGCGGTTTGGCGGGGCTTGAACAAGGTATTTTCGGACATGACGATTCTCCAGTTATTGCATCGGGGGTTGCATCGGGGGCTTGGCTTGCATACCTGGCGGACCTGCTGGCGCGCCACCTGGGGGGCCACCTGCACCCTGCAAAGCCTTCATTTCAGGCGACATCCCGCCCATTTGCGGCAGGTTGTGCATCATCTGCATCAACTCGGCAGGGACCAATTCCTTCGATTTCCGGGCCGATTCGCCGAATTTCTTGCTCAGAATGCCCAAAACCTTCAGGATTTCGGCACCTTCGTCAGTCTCGGAACCCAGGGCCGGGAGCGTTTGCTCAAGCAGATCCTGCGCGAGGCTGACGTTTATCATCGCATTCTGCTTCTCGCCCTGCTTTGGCTCCGGCGAAGACATCGGCGCGGATACGGGCGGTGCAGGCGGTTGCGCTCCGGGCTGTGCGGCGGCAGCGGGCGGCGCTGGCGGGCCTTTCATGCCACCGTTCACCACGTTCATCAGTTCGCTCGGGACGCTCATTAGTGGCTCGTGGGCAATTGCAATGGGACACGCATGGCTTTGTCTTGAATCCCGCCGAAACTATATGCAGGAAGAACCAACAGACTCAATTCCTGAATAGTTTCGCCATTCTCGACAAGTGATCCGCGAGAAGGCACGGCGCTGATCGTGCCATCCGCCTCGACATCGTATTCAATGACGATTTTCATGGTAGACATTCGCCCCAAATGTAGAAGTCAGCCGTAGCAGCAGCGCCCTGCGCCGTCCCGATGCGGATATAGAGCGTGTCGGCCAGCCCCAGCGTCGTCGTATTGAGCACGGTGTTTGATGCGGCAGAAGCCAAGGTGAGATTCGCGTTTCCGACGCCCACGACTGTCAAGGCTGACAGCGCTTGGTCGGCGGCAAGCGCCGTGCCAGAACCGCCGCCGCCACCGGTCGCCGTGTACAGGCTGGCCGTGGCCGTCGTCAGCGACACCGAAGCGTTGTTGACTTGCAACTTTGTAACGGTGAAGTTCGTGCCGGGTAGGAGAAACAGCGTGACCGGGGTGTCGGTGTTCGTCTGGTTGACGTTGACCTGAAGGGCATATCCGATAATGCGCGGAACGCCCAACGTCTTGGCCTGCGCGAAAAATCGGGTCTCAAGCGCTCGCCCGACGTTATTTCCGATCAAAGCTAAGAGATTCATGGAAAATTGCTCCGGTAATTTCATGCATCCTATAACCAAAAAATATAGAATGCAAACTCTTTATACCGGGAAGTTATATTGTAGCGCGTATGGATGCTACATTGAGGCGGGATTTTGTTGCGGAGCAGGTCTGACGCCCTGTCCTCGTTGAGATTGAGTTTTCCCCCACCACGGGGGCGCCGACTAACGGCGATGTTTGCGGCCTCTGCGCATGATTGCACTCCTTTCCTTTTCCGAGTTGAATGGCCGGTATGTCCGGGCTGTCCCGCGCTACGGTTACTTGCGCTTGTGTTTGCGTTTGCCGCGTGCCATCACAACCTCCTATTTTCAAAGGGGCCACCTAGTTTAAGGCCGGCAGCCAGCGCCCTACTTCACCTGCTTCAAAGGACCGCCGCCATGCTTGGCCGCCTCCTTTTCATGTTCTGCCTGGGCTTGAGCCTTCGCAGCCTCGGCCTCTTTCTTCTCGATTTCCTTCAACTCGGTCAGGATGATTTCCTTGCCGGGTGGATCGAGCATTTCGACGAACCGGGCCCGGTTGATTGCCTTGGCTTCAAGCAACTCTCCCGCCATCGACTTGTGATCTTCGACGAACAGCGGGCTATTGCTGTGGCCGTCAACCTTGACAACATACGATTCCGTGAACTGCGAAGCGGCGAACTTCAGCCCGTCCTCGGCCTTGTAGACTTTCTTATCGTACACCTGCATCCATTTCAAGTAAAGTGTGGACAGTTTCTCCAAGCAGTCCTCGATTGTTAGAGAGCGCTTCTTGATGCGCGCGGAGCCGAGGCGGGCGAGTTCGCTTGTCTGGCGCCCGCTGCGCACGCCGGATTCACCCTTGCCTTGCAGCAGGTTTTGCAGGCCGGACTGCTCTGCGAACATCTCGTCGATCATGCCGATTTCGCGGAACAGATCAGACGGGATCTCCGGCTTGAATTCCTCGATCTTCGCCATTGGGTCGCCGCCCATGTTGAGCCATCCGCCAGGCACATCCATGCCGTACAGTTTCTCGTCCGTTATGCCCATGCCGTTGTAGGACTTCGGCGGCCGCACTTGCTTGGCTAGCAGCATGCGCATTTGCCCGATGCGCTCGTTGCGCCACCTCTGCAGGCCCGACAGTCGATCAACCTCGGACGAACCCCAATAATAATTGTAGAGCGGGCTTGGGCAAATCTGCACGAACGGCAGTTCGCCGTCGAGAAAGATGTTCTTGCGATCGTAGATCGTGACGCGGTTGTCGGCGCGCGTGACGACGCGGTAATCGCCGATTTCGTCGTCCCATACCCACAACTCCTGCATCTCGATCAGTTCCTCGTCCACCTTCGGGATGAAGCGGTTGCGGTCGGTCAGGTCGATGTTGACGTTGCCCTGGATGTTCGGCTGCGTGTTGAGGATGATGATGCGATCGAGGCCGGAAAGCTCGTAATTCAACTCCTTTTTGCTGCCTTGAAGAAAAGGTAGAAGAGTGTCCTTGTTCGGATGCTTTTCCAGCTTTCTGGTCAGTTCCGAGCGCGTGATGAAGTAGCTTTGCACAACGGCTTCCTGCCGGTCGGTATGCGGAATATCCTCTCGCAGCACGCCAAACTGCTGCGGCTCGATCAAAAACGGGTTCAACTCGCCGTTTTCCGGGATCAGCTTGACGATCATCGTGTTGTAGACCAGCGCCCAGGTCACGCCCTCCCCGAAAATCAAATCCGCGTTGGAACTCAGCCAGTTGTCGCCGACGGCGCGGCCCAGGATCGGTATTTTGTTCGCTTCGGACTTATCGACCTCGGCTCCGGTGTGGATGGCGAACTTGGTCGTGTCGGCAGAGAACAAAAAGCTCATCAGCAGATCGATATGCGGGAAAATCTTGTTGTATGGGCTTTCCTCGTCGTCCTGCGACCCGCCGAAGAGGTAATAGTTGCGCATCGTGGCGTAGTGCCGCGAGCGTTCTTCCTGCGAAACCATGCATTTCGTAATCAGATCGTTGAAAAACACGTCGCGCGCGTTATCTTCCTTCGGAATTTGCATGGTTTTCTGCTGCCTTTACCTGTGCGGCGTTCGGTTCGTACTTTGCCACTTCGACGTGTTGCGCAAGCATATCGTGCTTTTGCCTGCTCGAGACATTCGCCAATGTTACGGCAGAACCATCCTCCAAAGCAACCGAGACATGCCCGATATCGTCGCGCGCCACGGCGCTACCGCCTTGCGCTCCCTTGCTCGATATGGTTTCGATTGCCCCGTTTCCACCGCCTTCTCCCTGCCTGACCTTCTTGTCTGGTCCCATCACACCGCCAGGGGCTACATCCTGCCACGTCGGGCCGAATTTCTCCTGCACCCACCGTTGATATTCCTCCGCGCGCTTGACCGCCATCGGGTCAGGCCGCTTCACCGGCTGGCCGCCCCGGTTGTCCATGTCGGTCAAACCGAACTGGTTGGCGAGGTTGCGCGTGATGGCGTCGAGATTCTTGGTGCGCTGCGTGCCGATGCCGGGAGCCTTCAGGTGGACGACGCTGACGAAGCCGGTTCCCTTGCAGCCGTGCGGACAGACGGCCTCGAAGCCCTCGAATATGCCGTGCGCGAGGCAGTTGTAGTCATGCAGGACGGCCATTATCGAAGACCTTTCGGAAAATGCGTTGCTGCCGAAAATGCTGTCAACAGCAGATTGGAAATCTGGTCAGCCACAGCCTTTCGCAAGGCTTCCCAAGCTTTATACCTGAATTCTTCTTCCTTGAACTTATACCGATCAATTTTCACGTTTGTCTCCATCGCGTGTCCGTTCATGGAAAACTTGGCGAATAGAATATATTGAGAATTCTTAAAATCATCCAAGCAATGGACAACGCACTCAAAATTGGTGTCGGCGACTCGAATACTATCGATGATTTTTTGCTGCGCTTTTTCTTCAAGTTCCTTGAGTAAGCGCACGGATTCATCGGTCGGCGCGCGATGCTCGGTGATATTGACATTTTTTGTGACATGCTCTGTCACCTGACGAATGGTGTCAAACATTATCGTAGCCCCTTCGGTAGTTGGATGGTCGGCGCAACCTTGAAAATGTCCATGAACTTCGGCATCGCGCGCGGCTCCGCTAGCTGCACGCCCTTGGTCAGCGTCGGCCCGGTCAGGCCCAGCGACACGCGGCGAACGATCGGCATCGGCCTGGTCGGCTCGTTCAGGTGCAAAATCTTGCCGTCGCGCTTGACGATCATGCCGCAGGCTTCCTTGATAAGCCAGCGCGAGAGCCTCGTCTGCCGCTGCTTGCCGAAATACTTGGTGTTGCGCAACTGCCGGAAGTCCTTGCCGTCCATCATCCAGCGCAACGCCGTGCGGGATATGGCGACTTCTCGCTCGATGTCGACGAAGGTGATTTCGTTCTGGTAGGTATTCGCCCACTTCCTCGGCTTCCGGTGACGCAGCAACAAGCGCCGAATCTCTTCCATCGGCAGCATGTCGAACTCTTCGGAGTATGGTGTTGTCATGTCGTCACAATCCCACGTTCTTTAAGGTACTTCGCCACATTGTTGATCGGCAACTGCGCGTTGCTCTCGTCGGCCTTCTGGCTGCCGGCGCGCGTCACGTTCCCCTGAATCAGCCTCATTCGAGTGTAGTCAATCCAGGCGATGTGAGCAAGGGAGGCGGCGATTACCCGGTCATCCTTGCCGCGCCCAGGTGCGCCGAGCGAGCCGTCCGTCCGAATGACGTTCTTCATTTCTTCGAGCAGCGCCGGAGAAGTGACGAGGCTCGTCCCGCGCTCGAAGCAATCCTTGAAGAAGCCGAGCATGCGCTCCTTGACCTGATACGTGGTCTGCGTGTGGTATGCGGTCGGTCGGCCGCCGATGGAATCCTGCCGGCCGTAGAGGTAACTCTGCACATTCGACACGACATCAAGGATGCCTTGGCCGGCGCCGCCCGGAAGCGATGCGGCCGTGCGCTTGAGGTTGTTCATTTCTGTGAGTACAGCTTGGCCAGGGCCGTTAATTTCCAAGTTGAGCATGGTGTTCTTATAAGCCCCAGCGAGATAACAAATGACCCACGCGAATTGATAAGGGCTACACTCAGAAGTATTAAATTCGGCCACGAGGTCCATGCCATCAGCATAGCAACGCCAAACACTTGCACAAAAACGGTCGGCCCATTCACTTGAGCCGTATGCCGGGTCAGCACCAATAACATAATGTCCTCCTGCTGCAGGAAACTGCCAGATTTTCAGGTTTTGCATCTTCTCCGAGCACTCGTCCAGTTCGGTTCCCTCGAACTGATCCTTGAGCACGAAACGGAAATTGTGATACGAGAACTTGCGCGCGCGCTTCATCTCGTCGTTGAGCCGCGCGGAGTTGAAAAACTGCGAACCGGACAGGATGAAGGCATATTCCTCGGTCGGCGGGAACTCCTGATACATCATCTGCTCGTCGCGAATGACCTCGTTCATCTTCCAGCGCCACCAGGCGATCTGCTCGTCGTCGATGTCGAAATTGTAGGTCTGCTTGATTTCCCGAACCCACTTGCGCTCTGCCGGAGTCAGGCGCCCGTCAGCGTATACATCGTAAATCGGGTCGCCTTTCTTCTTGCGATATAGCTCGTTGCGCCACCAGCCGATGAAAATGGCCTTGCACGAACTCGCGAGCTTGGCGTCGTCCCAGGTATCCTTGAAGTGGTTGTAGCCGTTGGCCGTGGTTTCCCAAATGAACAGCCGATCCGGGTTGATTTCGGCCAGCGAGGCTTCGAGCGCGGCGATACCGTCGGAGTCACCCCAAAACGCAACTTCGGTCGCGTGCAGGAAGGTCAAGCCCTTCGACCGTCCGAGTCCGTTTTTCGTCTTCTTGGTGCCGGCGACCTGATACGCGAAGCGCGAGCGGTTGCCCAGGGTGAAATAGGTGCGGTTGTGGCTCTTGACCGGCTGCTTCCATTCCTTCGGCAACCCGTCCGTGTACATCGTGAGCATGTCCTTTATCATGTCCCGCGTCGGCTCGTCCTGCGTACAGATCGACCCGGACATGCCCTTGTTTTTGAACAGCCAGTACAGATCGAGCGCCAGGCACATCGTGGTGCACATGACCTGCCGACCCTTGAGGATGACGAAGGTGTGAACGCCGTTGTTCAGGCCGTCCGCAATCTGCTCCATCATGTAGGTCTGCGTGCCGGTGCGGTGCTCCGCGTCGAGCAGGATCTCGCCGAACTCTTTGCTGTCGATGCGCAGGTGGTCGCAGAATAGGTAGAAGGCGCTCAGGTTGAAGACCGGCTTGGTTTCTTCGGTCACGACATCAACCTTTCCTCGATCCACTTCCCGGCCAGCGTCTTGAAGCACTCGCTCGCGTGCTTGTCGTCGAACTGATCCCGGCGCGTCTTGAGCATGACGAGAAAGTTGACCTTCGCCTCTTCGCTTCCGAGCTTTGGCCAATGCTGCATCCACGCCTTGATCTGCGTGAAATCGCGCTCGTGCTGAAGGTCGCCCAGGTCCGGGGCGAGCGGGATGTTGTTCAAGATCATGCTCTTAGGTTGCATCATCGCTCTCCACCTTCTTCATTCTGACAAAATCCTCTGGAAGCGTCGAGGCGAAGCCGTCGAGGTTGATTTCGATGTTGCCCCCGCACGGCTTCTTGAGCAAGCCCTTTTCGATCAACTTGTTGGCGTTGCGAAATACCGTTGACCGATGCAAGCCCAACTGCTCCGCGCACTTGTTGACCCAACCTCGACCCGCAACATGCCCCATGCAACCGACATCGACGAGGAACCAAATCAGCCGGTGCTCCGTCGCGCTGATGTCGGCGCGCTTCCAGATTGGATCGGACATTTTTACCCGTTCAACACCGTGCGCACGGCGCCGGCCTGCTCCTGCTGCGCAACCTTCTGTTGGTACAACTGCGCCTTGACATGGCGCTCCAGATGCCGCTTCGTGTCGCTGTTCAACTCGCTGCTGGCCGGCAGGCCGGCAATCCAGCCGAGCGTTTTGCCCTGGTCGAACAGGTTGTCCACCACGTCCAGGGCATGCGATGCAATCGATCCGGGTGTCGCTTCCAATGCCCGACCGCTCGACAGCATAGAATTGACGAACTGCAGCGCCGTTCTGAAACGCAAGTCCATGACGCAGCCGTCGGCGTAGGCCGCGAGCGGATCGGGGTAATACTCGATGTTGGAGTCGGTCATGATGATTTCCCTTCATGCAGTTTTTGTTTCAAGAGATAGCCTTCGATCGGCCAAATCTTGTCAAGTGCATTCTCCATTGCAATTTTTTGGCCGAGGCTTGCGTCGAAATTTTCCGGGCTGACGCATGCCGACTCGCCAGTGACAGTAAAGCCATTTTCCAGTACCAGCACACAGAAAGTCAGAAGCCCCAAAGTAGGATCAATGGAATAGGTTGGATGTGAATTGGTTGGATGTGTAGAAGCATTTGCTAGAACGCCTTCTGCGGCTGTGAAATAGTAGGCGTCTTTGACGAGAGCATGAATTCGGATAGGCGTGACGCGCGCTGCCGTCTTCCATTTATCTTTAATTTCCTGCTTGATTTGTTGGTCAGTGCTCATGTCGTTGCTCCCCACACGCCCTTGATCGTGTCGGCCAGCATGTTTCGCGTTGACGTCGACATCCCGGCGGTGAACTGCTGCAGCTCGCGCAGCGACGACACCTTGTCCGCGTGCTCCGGGTAGCCGTCGTATTGCGTGATGCCGGCGGCTATGACATCCGTCAATCGGTCAAACTGCTCGACAGTTGCGTCAAGGCCGGAGCCAGGAGAAGCGGACGCCGCCTCCGCTGCGCTCGCAATGGTCTCCAACTCCGTAACGGCCACAGCAACCGCATTTTGGTCAGGCGCAATATTCGCCGCGTCTTCTTCAATTTTCGCCTCCGCTGCAGCGACTGCCGCCTGGTCCTGCGCTCTCTCGACGGATGCCGCATAGGCAGCGTCGTTCTCCTGCGTCTGTGCGTCGGTCAGTTGGTTTTCGTCGGTCATGATAAAGCCCTCTTTTTCGGTTGAATTTCAGGAAGTGGGGGCCGGGCTGAATCGAACATGCCGGCCTCCGACCTTAATGGTCGGTGCTCTTCCACTGAGCTACGGTCCCCGTCGTCGTTACCCGCGTATCCCAATCGTGACGCTCGGACGTGGTTTCTTTCCGCTTCCGCCCGTGGGTTTCGGCGCCGGTGCTGGTGTTGCCTTTTGCTGCGGCTGCGGAACCGGCTTCGCAGTCGGGGGTTTCGGTATCGCCATGCTGCTCTCCTTCGAAGGTTGAATGGAACTGCATGGAAAGCATATACCACCTTCCGCTATGTTGCAAGCATGTAGCTACACTATTTCTCTATGCATCCCCCTCGACGCCTGCTCGCCATACACCGTCGCAATTCAGCAACAATTCTGTCTTCAATAATCCCCCTCAACCTCTGTTGCCTTGGCGTACTTCGTGATTTTTTTTGGTGGGGGAAACGGTGGTGGCACCCAACAAACTCAGTCTCAAGTCCAACCTATTGTCCATTGGGCAACGGCAGAACGATGAAGCGCGGCCTCAGCACCGGGAGACCGGCCGACCCGCTCGCGAGCAAGCCAGGGGTGAGAGGTATCACATTCCGATACTCGACCGCAGAAGGTAGCACTCGAAGGTATCAGTTTTCAATACTTGCCTTGGGGAATGTGACGGCCACCACAAGTTTTCACGCCTCATTAAGCATGCTGAATCAACAAAGTGAAGCACCGAGGGTAATAGAAGGTCGGGATACGATGGAGAGCCGCTACGCTCTAACCGTCACGGAAAGAGTCAAGAACAACGGCGTCTACAGGGATGGCAGGAGAAGACCGACGATAACCAGTCTTGACGATTTCAGAATCCTTGGGTTTTAAATGTCCAAAAGCCACGGTTTGGTTTCGCTCAGGTCCAAACCTCACCCGAGGAAAAAAGGGAGAAAAGTCCTACCGATGGCGGTTTATCTATGCCTCGGAGTGCGCGGCCTATGGTCTCAAGGCGCTATCGCGGTCTCCGCACGGGTTCGAGTCCCCTGTGTCGGCAACGTTTATCGAGGTCGGATCGGCTCCGAGTGCATGCCCGCCTGGACTGCGGCGGCTTCCTCTAGGGCTGGGTTATGGCCCCCGCTGAAGGGGCGCCGCGAAGTGAATCAAGCCCTTGCACACGGCGCCGCTTCAGAGGGCGCGCGTCACCAGTAAAGACAAAAAGCTACGGCATCCTCAGCAGACCCACTATACGGCCGAGCCGGATGAAGGAATCGAAGATCCAGAAGAGAAAAATCGGAAACGGGCCGGCGTCGGTGGAATCGAAAACGACAGGGATACGCCTGGTGCACGGCTTTGAGGATCGGATTTAGCGGTGGAAGCTTTACGCGTGATGAGCTAGGCATGGGCGAAAAAAACTCAATAGATGAGGCCGGTCGGCGGCCTGGCGGGCGAAAAAGCATGTGGTAACGGCACGATGCAAATCACCAGCCTCATCTATTGAGTCTGTTGTTCCGTTACAACTTTATCGGTAGCCAGCCGATGACCGAATATTGCGCCTGAACGATTTGCCCTGTCAAGCGCTTTATGCGAAAAATCTGCATTTTGTTGAATCGATATAGCCACACGATCTAGAATATTGACTAAAAACGTGAATAAATGTTTGAATATCTTCGAATATAGTCTATAATTTAGTCATCGAATCACAAACAGCCAGCAAACGGGAGAATAAAAATGATTGAACTGACCTACACCGGAATTTCCGCAGAACAGGCAACTGGTTACATGACCTATGCCACGATGGACACGGTTTTTTCGGTTGAGGAATACGCTGAAAAATACAATCTTAACCATCACGACATTGACGCCGCATCGGTTCATGCCGTGCAAGACGCGATAGCACAGTTGAATCAAGGTCAATTTTTGCATATTGATCACGAAAACATCAACTGATCTGGTAAAAATACCTGCGGGATAATTTGGAGTTCGACGCCGGACGGATGCAGGGAATCCGGCAAATTTAAACACCAACCCCTGAATAGCCTAACCTCAACACCACAACACAACAACAGGAGCAAGAAAATGAAATCGGGCGAATACAACGGTTTCCCAAACTGGAACCAATGGAATGTCAGTCTCTGGCTGAACAACGACGAAGGCATGTACAACACCATGCGCGAATGCTTGAAAACATCCAAGACACGGCGCAAAGCTGCCTGCCGTCTACAGGGCATGCTTCCAGCCAAAACACCGGACGGTGCGCGCTACTCGGTTGTGGCAATTCTTGGCGCCATGGAAGGACTGTAATCATGACCACCAAAATCCTCCCCCTGGCGCACCCGACCGAAGCCACGATGCGCGACTACGAACAGGCCAAGATGCGCCTGGAGCTGATCCTACTGCGTGACTTCTGGATGGCGCGGTGGAACCTGATGCGCGGCGTGCACCAGATAAAGTGAGGAATTCATGTCTACATCAAAAAAATACGCGATGCTGAACGGCGATGGTGAATTTATCGCGGTCTATTCGCAGACAACGCACACCGGATTCCATGTTCACGTAACGTCTACCACGGATATTGAAAAGGCATCCACGTTTCAACAGCCAGTCCTTGAAAACAGGATGATGAAATCTGTGGAGGGCGCCTATCCGATTATCCGATGGGTACCGGTTCAAGAAACACGAACCGTTGAGCTTCTTGGTTTTGGCATCAGCACATGAACCGCGAAGAGTGCATCAAGGCGATACACGCTGCCGAGCTAGACCAGGCGCACCACGTATCGATTGAACTGTTCGCCTTGGGCCTAATCAGCTACCGGATTTATCAACACATCAAGCGCGATGCGCAAAGGGAGAGAGAGCATGTACAAGGACTACAAGCCGATGTCAAGGATTCGCAAACTGCAGGTGCGCTATTGGCTATGGCAGCACGATCGGCGAGTGATGCTGTCGAGATTGACGGCGCAGCAGAAGGAGGAACGGCTGCAGCGGATTAGCGGCTGGGTCTGCATCGGCATCATCATCGTGCTTACGCTGGTGCTGATCGTTGCGAACGTTTGGCGCGACCTGAACGCAGAGGAAACGCTTTTGACGGTGCCGGCGCATACCGGGAAGATTACGTAACCGAACCAACCAGGCCACACCCGCACGAAGGCGAACAAAAGACCGTGCGCGCCAAACCTGAGACCGTAGCTGCTGGCACTTGTGAGTACGACAGTATTGAGCCGAAAGCACTTTAGACCAGCAGTGAGTAGGACGTAACCCGGCCGCGTAAGTGCCGGGACCTTCAACCAAACAGGAGCAGAATAATGTCAAAACAAGAAACAATACGAATCGATGAAGTCGAGTACGTCCGCGCGGACAAGGTGAGGACGTTCGAAGGCGACATCAAAATAATCGTCGCTGATCGCGGCTTCGTGTACATCGGCGTGATGTCGCCAGTTACCGCAGAGTCGACCTTCGTCGAACTCAACAAGGCGCACAATATCCGCGTGTGGGGAACGACAAAAGGTCTTGGCGAACTGGTCAACGGGCCAACAACGTCAACAAAGCTCGATTTGGTCGGCACGCTCAAAATCCCAATGCGCGCTGTCATCTCCATCATTACAGTGGATTCCACAAAATGGAAATCACTGTAACGCTGGACGGCTACGGC